CACAAAGGAGTGTAGTGAAACAGATTCTTGAGATAATAGATTCTCTCACAAAACAATTTCCCACTTCCGACACTGAAGAAGATTGTCCTGATGTTGCAGAACCTCATGGAATGAGCTCTCAGATGTTGGATACGTGGAATTTGTTCAAGGCACACCCAATGTTTGCGCGTGTGTCATATCTCATATCAGCAGCAATGTCGTTAACAGTTTGTTCCATAAAGCATATTGAATGGAGCCCAATGGGACTTCAATTAATATCGATAGAAGCAGCGAAAGAACAACTTAAAGCTGTTGATGTGTTTGATGCTGTTCTGCACACTTTTACGTGGTTTGCAGAGACAGGTTATAAGGTTATTCAGGAAAGGTCTTTGAGACCATTCTTGTATGGAGATCAGCGTATGCAACAGTTCAACGAAATGTGTGATGACGTTATGGCAAATGCTGAGCAAGTCCTCTCAGGGTTAGGAGATGATGTAAATGATTTTGAACACAAGGTAGACGAGGTGTTAAGACTTATTGCAGAGCTCAAAACAATTCAGAAAGAGGGGCCAACAGCACTTTGGCTCCAGAAGAGGTATTCTGAGGTTGTGGCAATAAAGTATCGCATTGTAGCGAAACATAAAAACACAGCTATTAGATTTGCACCATTCGGTGTAGGTCTTACAGGTCCGTCTGGGGTTGGAAAATCCACTTTGGCAAAAATAGCCATGAGAGTGGGATTAGAGGCAATGGAATTTACATACGATCCGAATAGAATTGTGTCCAAGGATTTATTCGACAAGTACGATTCGACATACACTTCTGATGTTTTAGGAGTCATGATCGATGATGTCGGTAATGGGAAGTCGCAATTTGTGCAATGTTCTCCAACAGATGTTATCATTAAGTTTTTCAACAACATGGCAGCACAAGCTGTTAAGGCAGAGTTAAATGCTAAAGGTGTCGTGTTTATTGATTTCAAAATGGGAGTGCTCACTTCTAACTTTGATGATTACATGGTACGACAATATTCTGAAAAACCCGAATCAGCATTAAGACGTTTTATTCATACTCGTGTTAAGGTACGAGAGGAATTTAGAAAACCCAATTCTGTGTCGCTAGATCCGTCAAACCCAAATATAGACCCTGACAATCTCACTCAGGATTTATGGTTACTGACGATTGAGGAGTGTCGTGTTTTTGAAACTAAGCAAGGTAAAGAGACATATGAATTCGTAGTCCCCAAAATAGAATTAGAAGATGGACGAGTAGTTCTGGCTAAGAATTTGGGTTTGCAGGACTGGTTATGTGTTTACGTGTATTAGCGAAGAGACACAAAGCTAGTCAAACGAGTGTAATGAAAAGAACTAAGGCCTTTGATGAAATGACGATGTGCAACGGATGTGGTTTGCCGGAAGGTGTCTGTCGTTGTCCACCAGAATTGAAAAAGGGTGAACATGCTGAAGCTGAGCCAAATGCATTGTCTGATTTACTCCCAAGTGTGGACCACATAGGGGATGTAGTAGCAAAATCTGCATACCAAGCTGCCATTAAATACG